CGCTCCGGGCTGGAAATACGCTACTTCAGGAAACCCCGGGGCGGGCTGGGTTGATGTCGGTTCGGGTAATTACGCGTTTTTAAGCACGGGAAGCACCACGGGCACGGCTAACGGTACCGCAAGCGTGGCAGAACGCATGCGCATCGACACCAGCGGTACTGTATTGATTAGCAGAACAAGTGCTTATAACGATGGATCAATTGGCACACCGGTATTGCAAGTAAATTCATATAGCGGGGTAAAGGCGGGGTTGGCGGCTATTGCCGATAGCACAGCAGCTACCGCTACGGTTGGTTTTGTTAATCCAAATGGAACTGTCGGTTCGATTTCAACTAGCGGCACCAGTACCTCGTATTTAACCTCTTCAGACTACCGCCTGAAAGAAAACGTGGCCCCAATGCAGGGAGCGCTGGCTAAAGTAGCTGCTCTCAAGCCCGTAACGTATACGTGGAAAATCGACGGTGTCGCAGGAGAAGGTTTTATTGCCCATGAACTTCAAGAGGTGGTTCCGCTTGCTGTATGTGGAGACAAGGACGCTGTGGATGCCGAAGGGAATCCTAAATACCAAGGCGTTGATCCGAGCAAACTGGTGGCCCTGCTGACAGCCGCCATTCAAGAGCTTAAAGCCGAAGTTGATGCGCTGAAAGGAGCGAAATGATGAACCCAGTACTGATTCAAGCGTTGGTGCGACATATCCTGACCGCAGTTGCAGGCGGGTTCGCGGTGAAATACGGGATTGACGGTGGCGCTATGGAAGCTATCATCAGCGGCGCGTCCGCCGCTGCGGGGGTGGGCTGGTCGATATACGACAAAAAACGAGCTCCCCAGTGAAAGAAAACTTTGACGCGGCCTTCCAACGGCTGCTTCAGCACGAAGGCACTTACTCAAACCATCCGCAAGATAAAGGCGGCGTCACAATGTACGGCGTCACTCAGCGCGTTTGGGGAGAGTGGGTTGGCCACACCGTCGATGAAAAGATTATGCGCGGGCTCACCCCAGACCGCGTCAAACCGCTCTACAAACGCAAGTATTGGGATAAAGTGTGCGGGGATGATCTGCCTGCTGGAGTGGATTACTGCGTGTTCGACGCTGCCGTAAACAGCGGTCCGGGGCGGGCTATTAAGTGGCTCCAGCAGTCGCTTGGCGTGACGCAAGATGGCGCACTGGGCCCCAAGACACTGGCCGCTGCCAAGGCTGCTGACTCGCAACTGCTGGTGGTGGGGTACAACGCTGTGCGGCTCGCATTTCTTCAGGAGTTGCCCACGTGGAAAGTGTTTGGTAGAGGGTGGGGGCGCCGCGTAGCTGAGGTAGAACAGACGGCAAAAACAATGACCGCGTGAGGCTAGTATGCCCTTAAAGAAGATAGTTTTTAGGCCGGGCGTAAATAAAGAAAACACAAGATTTACCACAGAAGGTGGGTGGTATAGCTGCGATAAGATTCGTTTTCGCCAAGGCACTCCTGAAAAAATAGGCGGGTGGGAGCGTATTTCGTCTGCTACTTTTGTTGGGGTAGCTAGATCGTTGTGGAATTGGATTACTAATGCAGGGCTTAATTTGTTGGGTATCGGCACCAACAAAAAGTTCTACGTCGAACAAGGCGCAGCGTACTACGATATTACGCCCGTTTCTACTACGGCTACGCTGACTAATCCGTTTACAGCCACTAATGGGTCGGCAGTAATTACTGTCGCACATACTGCACATGGCGGCACCACTGGCAATTACGTCACTTTTTCCGGGGCAACAGGGCTTGGCGGCAACATTACCGCTTCGGTTTTGAATAGAGACTATGAAATTACTGTCCTTACGGTCAACTCTTACACCATTACCGCAACTGCTACGGCCAACGCCGCAGATGTGGCAGGATCGCCCGGAGGGGGCACTGTCACCGCCGCTTATCAAATCAGTACTGGGCCAGCCATCTCGGTGCCTCTTGCTGGGTGGGGTGCCGGATCGTGGGGAGGCGGGTCATGGGGGGACACTTCAGGGGCAAGCAGTATCAGAGTCTGGAGTCAAAGCAACTTTGGGGAAGATTTAATTTTTAACCCGCGAGGCGGCGGCATCTACTATTGGGATGCAAGCGCAGGACTTACTGCCCGCGCAGTAAATATCAGCTCCTTGCCCGGCGCGGTCAATACCCCCACTACAGCTAACTTTATCGTTGTGTCGGACCAAAGCAGGTTCGTATTTGCTTTTGGCACTACCGAGTTAGACACAACAGTTTTTGACCCTATGCTCATACGCTGGTCCGACCAAGAAGATGTAGGTAATTGGGCGCCATCTGCGGTCACGCAAGCAGGGGACTTGCGCCTTTCGCACGGTTCCGAAATTATTGGAGCAATACAAGCCCGTCAAGAAATCCTTGTATGGACCGATAGTTCGCTGTATGCGCTTCAGTACCTTGGTGCGCCAGAAGTTTGGGGCGCACAGTTGCTCGGAGACAATATCTCAATTTGCTCTCAAAACGCAATGTCCCTTGCTTCTGGGGTGGTGTACTGGATGGGGGTGGATAAGTTTTACAAATACGACGGTCGAGTATCTACACTTCGATGCGATTTGCGGCAGCACGTCTATCAAGACATTAACACGCTCCAATACGGGCAGATTTTCTCCGGCACCAATGAGGGTTTTAACGAAGTCTGGTGGTTCTACTGTTCCCGCGACAGTATGTCGATAGACAGATACGTCGTATACAACTACCTTGAGGATATATGGTATTACGGAACTTTGGCGCGCACGGCTTGGCTGGACAGCGGACTTAGAACTGGCCCTATTGCCGCAACTTACAGCAATAACATCGTAAATCATGAGCTAGGGGAAGATGACAATGAGTCGGGCACGCCTACGGCGATAACCGCGTATATCGAGTCTTCAGAGTTTGACATCGACGACGGGCATAATTTCTCGTTTATCTACCGTGTGTTGCCTGACTTAACATTTCGGGGGTCTACTTCCAGTTCGCCCAAAGTCACGATGTACCTTAAGCCGCTAAAAAATTCAGGCTCTGGTTACAATAATCCTGAGTCCGTAGGCGGCGATAACAACGCGCAAGTAAATCGAATTGCTACAGTGCCTGTTGAACAGTTTACAGGGCAGGTGTACACACGGGTGCGAGGGCGTCAGCTATCGATGAAAATAGAGAGCACTGACTTAGGGGTAGCGTGGCAGCTAGGCTCTCCACGGCTAGATGTGCGTTCTGATGGCCGGCGAGGTTGATAATGGCTCTTGTTGATGCCCGAATGCCCGCAGTTCCCAGACTGCCTAATGGCCCTGTGGACTACAATTCTGAGTTTATGGCGCAGTACTCCAACGTGCTGCGCTTGTACTTTAACCAGCTCAATCACGTAGTGGGGCAGCTCGTGGCAAATCAAGGTCCATACGAAGTAAGTCTCTACGGCATGGCAGTCGATGCGTTTGGCCGCGCTCGGATGAGTCAGCCCTACACGCTGTTTGATAGCCAAAACAGATACGCAATCGACAATCAGTTTGACACTTCCACAGCGACAGGCGGCAGCACGACTTACCAAGCAAACGAAGCGACAGTTGATCTGAATGTTACCACCAGCTCCGGCAGTGAAGTGGTGCGGCAGACATATCGCAGCTTTCCATATCAGCCGGGCAAAAGTTTGCTGGTGTTGGCAACTATGGTTATGAATGCCGCGAAGACCGGACTGCGCCAGCGAGTAGGTTACTTCAACACGCAGAATGGGGTATTCCTCCAGCAAAACGACTCAACCGTATCTCTGGTGTTGCGTACTTATACGGGCGGCTCGGTGGATGACTCAAGGGCCGTTACGCAAGCCAACTGGAATGGCGATAAGCTTGATGGTACCGGGGATAGCGGCTTAACTCTTGACTTGTCCAAATCCCAGATTTTTTTCCTTGATATTGAGTGGCTTGGCGTAGGCAACGTGCGTTGTGGGGTTATCATCAATGGGCAGTATGTTGTGGCCCACACGTTCTACAACGCCAACTCGCTTGCCAAGGTATACATGACCACGGCAGTGCTGCCAGTGCGATACGAGATTACAAACACTGCGGCCACGGCATCCTCCTCCACCATGAAGCAAATCTGCTCGACGGTTATTTCCGAAGGCGGGTATGAGCAGACATCTATTGACCATGTGGCGCGGCGCACCACAGCACTGGCTACAATCGGCACAACCTTCTTGCCTTTGGTGTCTATTCGCTTGGCGTCAACGGCACTCGGGGCGGTAGTGTTGCCCAATCGCGTACAAGTGTTGCCGACCACAAGCCAAAACTACGAAGTGGCGTTGATTAAAAACCCAACCCTTACGGGCGCCAGTTGGTCAGCGGTCAGCACCAACGCCAACGTTCAGTTTGATGTAAGTGCGACGGCTACGACAGGGGGCTCAATCGTTCAGACTGACTACGCAACGGCCACAGGCAGCGGCGGCACGCAGGCGCTTGCAGCGGCTACGGGGTACAACTGGGACTTGCAACTTGGCGCGTCCTTGGCCGGAGTGAGCGACATCTACACGGTGGCAATCCGCACGGTTTCAGGCGCGACAACAGGCGATGCCGTAGGCTCGCTGTCATTTTTCGACCTGACTCAGTGAGGTAGTTATGGGCTGGCAATACACAGAGAGCGAAATAGAAAACCAACGAACCGAGCAAGGCGGCAATCTATCCCCGGAAGCGGCAAGAAATGCGATAGAGAACTGGAGGTCATCCGGGATGCGCCGTTTCAATATCCCTATGGAGGAGCTATATCGCCTCGCCAGTATGCCGGCAGCTACTCCGTGGAATACTGGCAAATCAATACCGGTTGACAAAGGCAATACTGCGTACAATTCT